TTCTCACCTCTGCCAAACACAGCTTCTTCTATTTCTGCTGTATGAGCCTCTATAGCCTGTTGTAGAGCAGGAGTAATGATACGAGACCTCTCAGAGTCTCTGGTGCGATCAGAAGAGTCATATATGCCTCTCCAGAGCCTTTCATACTCTTTCCATGTGTCAAGATAGTTAGTATCTCTGTTTACTCTCCATTGGTCACATTGACCTAGTACCCATGATACTAAAGGGTTTACTGAAAAACTTTCATTATACATATTGCTATTCCTTAATATTTAAAATCTTTTTTCAAATTTTATTCCAACATTATCTACTTTTTTATCTTTTATGTTTCCTGATAAAGAAACAGCTATTGTTTTATTGTTATTTAATTTTTTTTCTAAATTAACTGTGGTATTTCCTGCTGCTACAGAAAAACCTTTACCTTTAGGTTTTTTATAATTATATTCTTGAGTTACACTAACATTAGATTTTTTTGAAATAGGTTTATTAAATTTTAAAGAACCTCCTCCAAAACTTCCATAATTATTAGAAACCCCTGAAGCCCTAACTTTAACATCTAATTTTGAATTTTTCTTTTTCATAATACAATATTCCTATTCCTTTAGGGTGGTAGACATAACGGCGGTATACTACTCTGTAGTTGGCTAGTATCCTGCTACTATATCTAGTGGTTCAAACTCTTCTTCTTCATAGTGTTGCATATATTCTGGTATCTGTATTTGATCTATATAAGACAAAGCATCTACTAAGTCATCATGTACTTGTGGGTTAGGAAACTGTAACAACTGGTCTAAAAACTCCATATTCCAACTACCTTTATTAAGATAGAGTCTACCATGCTCTAACCTACCCTGTAACGCCCAAGTAATTCTATCAATCTTTTTTCTGTTGCCATGAGTAACATCATCTATACGAAAGTATCTATTGTACTTTCTCATCAAATCTGATATGTAAGGTGACACAGCGTTCTTTAATGAGCCTTTCTCAATACCTACACATATTGGCTCATAGTCTGATACAGCTTGAAATATCTTTTGTGCTGTTTCTTTTATTCCCCATCTACCATGTTCAATAGTCTTGACCCACCATTTATTCTGATCTACTTTAACAACTGCTATAGCTGTTTGGTCTAGTCTTTTTTTTCTAGCTGTGTTAGCATGAACTACATCAGCAAAACCAGCCAAGTCTACAGCAATAAAATATCTGCCATCTTTAGGCTCGTTTCTATCATAATGCACCCAATCTTCTTTAAATAAACCACCACTAGCTGCTTCAAACGAAGCCATAAACTCTTGTCTAAATGCGTAACTAGACATAGACTTTCTAGCTGCTTCTATCTCTTTAGGGTCTAGTAACTCATTATCAAATGAACTGTAGTGCCATGCTTTAAACTCTTCGTCTTTATCAGAGTTAGCGTAGTTATACAAGTCATAGAAATGATTACGACCAAAAGGAGTACCTATAAACAATGCAGAGCCTTTTTGATCAGCTAAAGATGGTCTAATAATAGTTTCCCACACTTCAGACTTCATAGAGCCATACTCATCTAATACTACAAACTTAAGAGACACTCCTCGCATTGTTTCTGGTCTGTCAGCACCCTTTAGAGATATCTTAGTACCATTAATTAATTTAATCTGTAAGTTGTTAATATGAGAGGATTCTATTACAGGGTGTGCTATCTCTAGCAAGGTAGACCACATAACATCTCTTGCTTGTCCCTGAGTGTTGGCTATATACCACACATGACCCTTCTTAGTTTGTAAAGCATTGACTATCAGCATATACGCAGCTAGTCTGGACTTACCAGTTCTTCTACCAGCAGCTACTACCTTAAACCTTGTAGAGTCGTTCCACACGCTCTGTTGCCACTTTAACAACTGAATATCTAATTCCATTATTGTTCTACAGAGTCTATAGAGTCTACAGAGTCTATAGTAACTTGTTGGGGTTCTGTTGCTACATTAGATATGTTAATTGTTACACCTTTGTTAAGTTGTTTATCCTTTTCAAATATAGATACAGGTAATGCTCTATCCATCAGTAGCTTTAGTGCTGCCATCTGATGAGGGTGTTCATCTTGCATAGCTATATCTATAGTTTTCTTTAGAACCCTATCACCATTAGTAATCAACATTCTAGCCATTAGTTCTCTAATCTTGGCTGTTTCTTCTCTCTTAGATACTAAAGAGCTTTTCTTTCTCTTTGTCTTAAGAGCTACATACTCCATTTCTTTCTTAGAGGGTCTACCTCGTTTACGTTTCTGTTTAGAGCCTACAGGTGTTAGTTGTTTAGCTTTGTTTGCATATGTTCTAATCCTCTTCTCAGGCTCAGTTGAGGAAGGAGAGAGAGAAGTTACTCCTGATACAACATTCTTTGAGTGATCATCATAGCTCTGTGTTGAGTCTTTGTTGTCTATTGTCATTGATTTGCCTATATTGTTAATATAGATCAATATTGATTTTATTAATCTAAAGTGTTCTTAAGGGTTCTAAATGGTAACTATAAGTGATAATCACTCTCAATCCCAAGAGACGCTCTCAATCCCACTTGACCGCATTGGTCTAAGTTAAGAGCAAGAGTGTTCGTTATACTTCTGTGCTGAGTCTTTATTGTCTATATACCCCTTTATACAATGTAGAGATTATAGCATATTTTTAGTGATTTGTCAAGTCCTATTTTGACTTTTTTAGTGATTGTGTGGGTTCAGCATAATTATACAGCACAGCACTACCCCACCCCCCCATATAAAACTGAACTAAGCAACAACTGTGCCAAGTTTGTCATGCAAGAATCGTGCCACAATGTTGCCAGGGTTATTAAATAGTGGCACAAATGTTGCTTACAAGCAATAATTATGCCAGTTTAGGTAGTTATGCACTACATTGGTGCGTTGTGTACTGTGTTGGTGCGTGTGTCTGTTATGCACCACATAGCACCATCATGCACTAATACAGGGCAATACAATTAATCATACTTTAGTATGGTATAACAATGATTTACTAATGATTATCATTAGGTAATATTAATTAATATCATTACTATTATTTAATGATAATTAGTATATTAATATTACATAATGTTGGTCGATTAATGTATCATAGTTAATAAGTTTGTTAGTTTGTGAAATTACATAGTTTTACTAGATGGCTCACAATATAGGCTCTCTGAAAAGGTAAAACCAAGACTACCAAATGAGTAAATATAGTTAGCCTTATGTACTATTTAAGCTGTCTGAAGAGCCTATGAGCATTAATGTGAGCCAGACTAAATAAATTAGTGATAGATTCCTAACCATATTTGAATAATAGCTGTATAATTATTCTGGTGTTTGCGATTATGCAATACAGGTTATAATAATTATACAAAATGTTATTATTCATTAAATTATTTTAATTTAAAGTAATTCAATGAGTAATAATAAAATTTTAAAGGGCATTTAATGAAACGTAGACAGTACAGCTTTGAACAACTAAAAAAGGTGGGTCATAAGCATTATAGAGATACTAACTTTTGTACACTCATAGCTGTTGCTATTAGTTGTAAAGTTCCATTTGGGATAGCTTACGGCAAGACTAAAGAGCTGGTCAACAGAAAACATAAAAGAGGTTTATTTCTCGATCAATATCTAACAGTTATAGAAAGTTTAAATTGTGTTGTTTCACGTTTTAAGAAAGCTCATTTTAATAAAACTGTTAACCAAGTTGTGAGAGATTTGCCTACTAAAGGTATATTTTTAATACAAACTAATGGTCATGTATCAACCTACATAGACGGCTCACTTCAAGATTGGGTTAAACGTAATAGTAGAAAAAGAGTTAGTAGTGTTTTTGAAGTAACTAGACAATTTTAATTAAATATAGTTTGACAAATTAATTTTAAAAGGTTTACAATATTATTATATTAAATAAAGGAGCTTTAAAATGAAACTAAAACCAATAGGTAGCAACATGACAGAATTAAACATTAACGGCGTATCTGTATTATTTAGCTATTCTACGCCTGTGGCTGGCTGGGATGATAAGGGAGCGTTTAGGACTGATAAACACTACTCCAGCACTACCACTAAACATATTAACAAGTATTTAGGCAAGGGTACTGGTAGACTGGTTTCTCAAGAATTTATTAATAATTTAGTTAACTAATAAGGAGCTTTAAAAATGCCTACACAATACAGATTAACTATGGCTATTGATAGTCTTGATAACAACCCAGAAACTATTATTTTTGATAGTTTCTGTGATGCTGAGGATTACTACTATAACGAAATTAGTAGAAGGGTTGAGTTTACTGTTTCTCATAGTCCTTTTAGCTTAACTGATGAAGATATACAAGACTTGGAAGAGGCTGAACAACAATTGTTTAAGATTGATAAAATAGAACTAATTAAATAAGGAGATAGAAATGCCAACACCTAAAAAAGAAGCAGATGACTTTACTATCAACAGAAACAGTCGAGAAGACTTGCTAAAATATTATTTTCAACATACACCTATCATAATTTTAGATAAGGTAAATGAGGTATTAGCATTAAAAAATGTGCCTGCCCATTTTAATGAGGATCAATATGCTTTGATGTCAAGCTTGGTTGACACATTGGTTTTGAAAGCATTGGATATTGCTATCAGGGACATTAAAATAGATATTAAAGAAATAGAAAATGCAGAATTGTGGAGAAAACTTGAAGAGGAGAATTAAAAATGAACTTAACTGATATTTATTTAGCATATTATTTTCAATTCAAGTTTAGACCTGAAAAGGATTTAGAACCATCGCCTAGGGTAGTTTCAGAACTTGATATTGTTGTATATATACATAACCACTCTGAACAGTCAACATATGTCTACTGCGTGCCACATGAGTACCAGCCACTATTAGAACAAGCCATCAGCGATATATTGCTGGAGTTTCCTAGTGGCACAACGTACACAATTAAACAAGCCAAGGATTGTCCAGGATTCCAACTAATACCAAAGTATAGGTTTTTCCAATGAAAACATTTTTAATATTTATTTTACTGTTCATAGTGCAATCTTGTGCTATACTAAGTTTAGTATACATTAATCAATTTTAAGGAGCTTTGTAATGAAATATATAATTAAAACTAATATTAAATTAACTTTATTGTTAATTAGTTTTTTTATATCAACTTTGTTAATATCATTAGTATTTACCCAAATGCTGCCTATGTACTTGCAGTTGACTGGATTAATAGCTTTATTACTTACTACTTTTGGTGGTTTTACATTAGCTTTAAGCTGCAAGTATTTATACGATTTACTTAATAAGGAGCTAAACAAATGAAGTGCATTTCTTGTAATACAATTCTTACAGATTACGAAAACTCTTTAAAAACAACTTCTCATGAGTACGTTCAAATGTGCTCTAGTTGTCTGCCTAATTCTGTTGTTGTTTATGGCAACGAGTCACTTATAACCAATGAAGATTTAAGTTATAATTATGATGATGTTGGTTATCTTGATGACTCAGACATGAAGTTTTTAAAGTAAACTAAGTATAAACACTTATAGACAGATTTTTATAAATGTGTATAATACTTTTCTACAGAGCAGTTTTAACCACTTAAAGAAAGTGATAATTATGAATTACTCTCAATTATTTACAAATTTAAATAAAAATAACAATATTAATAATATAGACGCTGAAGAACTAGTTAATGGTTGGTTTGCAGATCAAAAGCAAGATCAAGCATTTAAAGATTTACAAGAAATAATGTTTTTGGTTGACTCTCTCAGTTCTAGTGGACAAATGACATTAGACCAGATTATCTCTAAAATTAAGGAGTCCCAATAATGCCTAGTAAATTACTAAGCTCAGGTAATCCTTGTGACAAATGTGACTCTTCTGATGCTCTAGCAGTATATGATGACGCACATTCCTATTGTTTTAGTTGTAACACTCATTTTCCAGCACCATCAGAAAAGCCCTCAGAAGCTCCTAGACAGCCTTCTACTGCTGAAGTGTTGTCTATCAAGCCTAAAGTCATAAAAGACCCTTCAGGAGCTTCTCAGAGCCTCTCAGATAGGAATATTACCAGGTCTACTTGTGATAAATATAATGTTACTGTTGATAGCTCCGGTAAAATTATATTTCCTTATGGTAAATCAGTCTATAAAATCAGAGATAAGTCTAAAAGGTTTTATTGGGTTGGCTCAGATTCAAAAGATATTGAAAGACTGCCACTATTTGGCTCTGATAAATTTTTGCCAAGCTCTGCAAAATATTTATTGATTTCAGAAGGT